GCCGCTAAGGGAGCACGACGCACATGGCAAAGAAGATTCTGGGCCGCGCCACGATCAAGTTCGATGGCCGCACCGTCCTGAGCAAGAAAGGCTCGACGCTCGATCCCGGCGGTGTGGCGCGTACGCCCGTCGTTGGTTCGCGCTCGGTGCACGGGTTCACCGAAGAGCTGACCGCGTGTTCGCTCGACGTGAAGATCACCCAGACCGACGAGATCGCACTGGAGGAAATCCGCGCGATCGAGGACGCAACCATCGTCTTCGAGGGCGATGACGGCGTGAGCTACGTGATCACCGGCGCGTTCAGCACCACCACGCCGAAGCTGGCCGAGACCGAAGGCGAGATCAGCGCGACGTTCAGCGGCACCAGCTGCGACCGCGTTTAAGCCCGCCTGCCACCCACCTGCAACCAACTTCAAGGCCCATGAAAACCATCACCGGCACGCTACGCGACGGCATCACCATCAGCGGCAAGACGCACCTGGAATTCGAGCTGCGCGAGCCGACAACGGACGATCTGTTCGAGGCGGAAGACGAGGCCGGTACGGACACACCGCTGAAGTTCAACGGCGCGGTGATCGCTCGCACGCTGGTCCGCTGCGGCACGTTCAACGGCCCGTTCACGTTCCAGATGATCCGGAAGCTGACCCGCCGGGATTACGTGACCTTGAGCAACGCCATGAAGGAGGCGGAAAAGCTGGGGGAAGGCTGACGCCTCGCCAGCGCGCCAGCCTCACCGCGATGGCCTTCCTGGCCTCGAAGACGGGCTGGTCACGCGCTGAGTTGGGGGCGATGCCGGCGAGCGAACTGCTGCACCACATCAACACCTTTACCAAGACTCCGGACTGACGCACGCCCGTGACCGATCTGACCGTATCGCTACGTTTGCTGCTGCAGTCGCGCGAGTTCACGCGCGGCCTGCTCGGCAGCGAGCGCGGCGTGACCGATTTCAGCACGCGCAGTCGGCGCGCGATCGGGCAGCTCGATCAGACCATCAAGAGCGTTCGCAACAACCTGGCGGCGCTCGGGGTCGGCTTTGCGGCTGTCCAGGTGGTTCGCGAGTCGGCTCGGCTCGACAAGTCCCTGACGCAGATCCGCCAGACCGCCGGTGCCACCGGCGACCAGGTGCGGTCTCTTCGCGCGGACATCTTCCAGTTGGCACGGGATACCGGCCGGCCGATCGACACGCTGCTCGGCGGCTTCAACAACTTGATTCAGGCCGGCCTCGACTTCAAGGCAGCACTGGCATCGACGCGCGCGATCGCGCCAGCCAGTGCGGTCACCGGTGCCGGTGAGGATGTTCTGGCCGGCGGACTTGCCGTTGCCGCTGCCAGTTTCCAGTTCGACCTGACCCAGCCGCGCACAGCAGTGGAGCTGCTCGATCAGATGGTGGTCGCCGGCCGGCTCGGCAATGCCGAGCTGGAGGATCTGGCCTCGATCTTTTCGCGCGTCGGCGTAAACGCCAAAGCCGCCAACCTGCAGTTCCCGCAGACCCTCGGCTTCATCGAAGGCCTCAGCCAGGTCGAACGGCAGCCGGAACGGCTGGCGACGTTGGCGGATTCAACGCTGCGCCTGTTCACCAACGACAATTACCGCGCGAGTGCCTCGAAGGCCACCGGCGTGCCGTTCTACAACAAGGACGGCAGCAGCCGCGATCCATTGGCGGTGCTCGATGACATCGCTGCGCGCTATCAGAAGCTGGCAACCGATCAGGCGCGCGATCGCTTCATCGCCAGGGCTTTCGGCACTACCGATCTCGATACCCAGCGCGGCATCCGAACCCTGCTGGGCGGCGACTCGCTGAAGCAGGTGCGCGAGTTCACCGGCACGATCACGCGGGCCGGCGGCACCGTGAAGCGCGATCTGGGGGAAGCCCTGGATAACGCCGATTCGCAAGCGAAGCGTCTGGCCGCGAACTTCAAGACCATCGGCGATGCCTTCGCGCAGCCGATCAACCGCACGCTGTCGGATCTGATTCAGTTCCAGCTTGATCCAGCGGAGAAGGGCGGTCTTGGTCTCAGTCCTGGCGGCGCGGCCCTCGCCACCGGTGGGCTGGTGTTGGCAACGGGCGCGGCCGGCAAGCTGGCCAGCGATCTGTTGAAGAGAATCCCGTTCATTGGCGGCGCTGCTGCTGATGCCGCCGGCACAGCGGCCGGACTCGCGCAGGGTCAGCTGATCAAGCAGGCCGGCCTCGCCACGCCGGTATTCGTCACCAACTTCCCGGCGGCAGGCCCCGGCGGTGCTGCCGACGCGGTGACCGGAGTGGCCGCTGCAGCCGGTGCCGGTGGACTGCTGGCGCGGCTCGGGCTGACCTCGGCTGCCGGTATTGGTACTGCGGCACTGGGCGTTGCAGGCGTACTGAGTGCAGCGGCTGGCGGCTTCGAGCTGGGCACCAAGGCCTACAACGACGGCGCGCTGGGTGCACCTGCGATCGCCGGTACCGAATTCGCCGATCAGGTCGGTCGATTTGGCGCGATCATCGCTGCGGCGTTCGGTAACCAGAACGCCCGAGAGGCACTGGCCAACCGCGCCAAAGCGGACGCGATCACCGGCACGATCAAGATCGAGCTGGACAGCCGTGGTGCTCGCGTCAGCAGCGCCCAAAGCAAGAACCTCGACTTCGACTTCCTTGGCGGGCCTCTGGCCCTGAGCCCGCAATGAGCTGGCGCGAGCAGCTGCAGAACGCATCCTTCCGGGGCGTTCCATTCCACATCGACAACGCGCCGAACGAGTTTGCGCGGCGCGTGGCAGTACACGAGTACCCGCTGCAGGAACGAGCGGAGACGGAAGACCTGGGTGGCCGAGCCGTTCGCATCCTGCTCGATGGCTACGTGATTGGGTCCGAGTACTTCACGGCCCGTGATCGGCTGCTCGATGCGCTCAATCAGCCCGGTCCGGGCGAGCTGGTGCATCCGTATCGCGGCACGTTCCTGGTGCAGCTGATCAGCTGCCGGATGACCGAGAGCACGCGCGAAGGGGGTCTGGCGCGGTTCCAGCTCGAATTCATCGAAGCCCGCACGGTCAGTGCGCCCGCGCGTGCCGCCGACACCCAGCTTCGCGTTCGGTCGCAGGCAGAACTTGCGTCGACGGCCGCGACGACGCAGTTCGCGACGAGCTGGCCCGCCAATCTCGGGGCCACGATCGACAGTGCCATCGGCTCCGTGCTTGGGGCGGTTCGGGCTGTGGAGACGGTGCTTGGCACGGTCACGGCGACGCAGGATGAGATCGGCGGCATCGTCAGCTTCCCGCAGCGCATCGCGAGCCGCGTCGGCACGGACATTCGCCGCATTGGCAGCCTGGCCGGCCTGCGCCGGCTGTTCACCTATCGCGCCACGTCGGCCAGCCGGCTGCCGCAGGCAGTGGCCGAAGCGGCAGCCGTGACCACGCTGGTGCGCGTGCAGGCCGTGATCGCCGCGACCGAGCTGGCCGCCGGCACCGTGTTCGACAGCTTCGACGCGGCGATCCGCACGCGGGACGAGCTGGTCGACGTGATTGACCTGGTCGGCTACGCCGTCGACGACGCGAGCTATGCCGCGCTCCAGGACTTGCGCGCCCGCCTGGTCGAGGACATCCGCAGCCGCGCCGTGGATCTGTCCAGGATCGCCCGCTACACGCCGCCGGCCACCCTGCCGGCCGTGGTCGTGGCGTATCGCCTGTACGGCGCTCGCACCGGCGTTGCCGGGCTGTTGCAACGGGCTGACGACATCGTCGCGCGCAACGGCCTGGCGCATCCCGGCTTCGTGGCCGGCGGTGTCGAGCTGGAGGTGCTCAGTGACTGATCTGAACACTCGGGTGATGCTGCAGATCGGTGAGGACGTGTTCACCGGCTGGGAGTCAATCAGCATCACGACCGGCATCGAGCAGCTCGCCGGCCAGTTCGAGCTGCAGTGCGCCGATCGCTGGGCGATCCGGGGTGAACCGCGGCCGATCCTGCCGGGCAAAGCCTGCGCGGTGTCGATCGACGGCACGCCGGTGATCACCGGGTACATCGACGAGGCCAGCCCGAGCTACAGCGCCACGGCGCACAGCCTGAGCATTCGCGGTCGGGACGCCACCGGTGACCTGGTGGACTGCGCGGCCGAGACCGACGGCCAGAGCTGGGCGGGCCGAAACCTGCTGCAGGTGGCGACCGACCTCTGCAAACCGTTCGGCATTCCGGTGCGCCTGGACGGCGATGCCGGCGCGGTGTTCGCGCAACAGGTGATCAATCCCGGTGAGACGGTGATGGAAGTGCTGTCGCGCGCGGCCCGCCTGCGCGGCTTCCTGCTGGTGTCTGACAGCCTCGGTGGCTTGACCATCACTCGCGCTGGTGTGCGTCGCGCCACGCGCGCGCTGAAGCTGGGCGTGGACATGCTCGAAGGTTCGGCCACTCGCAGCCATGCCGAGCGCTTCGCCCGGTATCGGGTGATCGGCCAGGACGGCGAAGGCCGTTATGCCGGCAACGAAACGCTGGCTCAGCAGGTGCTGGCGACCGCAACTGATCCGGAGATCCGCAGAGCGCGGACCACCGTCATCGATAC